CCTAGATCCCAGTCCCTGAAATTGGATTTTGGAGATTATGCTGTAGGGCAGGATCACTATGATTATACTTATGTAGATCGCAAAGGAGAGCAAGACTTTAAGTCTACATTAAGTAAAAATAATTTAGATAGATTTGAGTATGAATTGCAAAGAACAAAAGAATTTGATAGTTATTTGTTTATTGTTACAGAAAGTCCAATTTGGCAAATAGAAAAAAATAATAGATGGGGCGCACATAAATCAAATTTAAAATATGTATATCATAACATGAGGGTACTTAATCATAAATTTTCAGGGCATTGCCAATTTATATTTACGAAAAATAGAGAGCATAGTCAAAAAATTATTCCTAAGTTATTAGTATTAGGTAGAAAACTTTGGAATGTAGATTTGCAATATTACATAGATAAGGATATTGTATAATGGCTTGGGAAACGGGAAAACAGTTATCTAGAAAAAGCGAAGGGGACTTCAATGAAAAGCTTTTAAAAATTGAAGGTTTTTTAGAAGAGAAGGAAGCTAAGCTTTTACTTTATCAATTCCTAAGAGAAAACATTACGTTTACTGCAGATTTAGTTAGTGGAGTCAAGTTATTCCCTTTTCAGCATATGGCGATCAAGGCTATGTTTGAAACTGATTATTTTATGGGAGTATGGTCTCGGGGAATGAGTAAATCATTTACTACTGCAATATATGCTTATCTCGACGCGATATTAAATCAAGGTGTTGAGATTGGTATACTTTCTAAATCTTTTCGCCAAGCGAAAATGATATTTAAGAAAATTGAAGATATTGCATCGAAGCCTGGCGCTACATATTTGTCTCAATGCATAACCCATAAATCAAAAAGCAATGATGAGTGGTTGCTTGAAATTGGTTCTAGCCGCATAAGAGCTCTGCCGCTTGGTGATGGTGAAAAACTACGGGGTTTTCGTTTCCATAGAATTATTATCGACGAGTTTGCTCTTATGCCTGAAAGAATTTATAATGAGGTTATTATACCTTTCCTTAGTGTTGTTGAAAATCCGACGCAAAGAGAAGAGTTGTATAATTTAGAGACAGATTTGATAGATAAGGGAAAGATGACTGAAGATGACAGGCATATCTGGCCAAATAATAAATTGATCGCATTATCTTCTGCAAGTTATAAGTTTGAATATATGTATAAAGCATACGAACAATTTGAAGAGCTTATTATGAAGGGGGGAGACAAGCATTCTGATGCGCACAGGATCATTATGCAATTCAGTTACGACTGCGCTCCAAAACAGCTATATGACAAAAATTTGATAGAGCAAGCAAAGTCTACAATGAGCCAAAGTCAATTCGATAGAGAGTTTGGTTCTATATTTACAGATGACAGTAGCGGATATTTTAAAACTTCTAAAATGGCAGCATGCACTTTGCAAGATGGAGAGAGGCCTAATGTTGAAGTCTGTGGAGAAGTCGGAGAAAAGTATATACTGGCATTTGATCCGAGTTGGGCAGAGAGTGAGAGTAGTGACGACTTTGCAATGATGGTATTAAAATTAAATGACGATAAAAAAATTGGCACTGTAGTTCATAGCTATGCATTATCTGGAACAAACTTAAAACAACATATATTTTATTTTTATTATTTGCTAACTCATTTTAATATTGTATCTATTGTAGGAGATTATAATGGAGGAGTTCAGTTTATAAATGCATGCAATGAAAGTTCATTATTTAAAAAGAATAAAATTAACATTGGATGTTTGAATACTAATTTTGATGATCTTGAACATTACCAACAAAAGCTTCTTGAAGGTAAAAGAGAATACAATCTTGAAACAAGGCATATTTGTTATTTAAGAAAGCCAACAAGCCAGTGGATAAGATTAGCTAATGAATTACTTCAAGCTAATTTTGATCACAGAAGGATATATTTTGCATCTCGCGCAATCGACGATTCATATAACGAGCAAAGAAAAAAGAAAATACCAATACAAGATTTAAAATTTTTAAGAACTTCGCAAAGCTTAGAGAGGCAGACTAACGCTGCGAAGATGATTGATTTCGTAGAACATCAATTTGATATGATTAATTTAATTAAAGCTCAGTGCGCTTTAATTCAGATAACTACTTCAGCGGGAGGAACCCAAACCTTCGATCTACCTCCGAATTTAAAAAGGCAGACTGGCCCAGAAAAAGCAAGAAAAGATTCATATTCTGCATTAGTCCTTGGAAATTGGATGATTAAATTATATTATGATATGATGAATGTTCAAGTAAAAAATGTAAATTATACCTTTACTCCCATGTTTATAAACTGAGTGTAACACTTTGCAAATGTCATTACCATATAAATATACAACAACATTCGATAATGTTATTATTGCTTCTAATGAGTTAGAACATTCTAATATTAGTGAGGCATCGCTTGAGTCATTAAGACCTTTAATTCCAAAAAATATAAATCTTGAAAGAAACATTGATTTATTAGGGGTGGCTTTTAATGCAGCGGTGGTAAATAAATTTAATAAAAATGGAGACGGGATAGACAGCGAAACCGCAGTATCGGTTAAAGACTATTTCGTTCACAAACCAACGAACATAGAACACGATAGAGATAAAATCGTAGGGCATATTGTTTCTGCCGGTTTTTCTAGATATGGAGATTCTTCAGAATTAATGAATGACGATGAAGCTTTAATCGAAGATAAGGCTTATAATATAGCTCTTGCGGCAGTAGTTTATCGAACAGCCAGTAAAGAATTTGCAGACTTAGTTGAAAATTCTACAGATGAATCTAGCGATTATTTCCAGACTGTTTCTGCTAGCTGGGAAGTTGGGTTTAATGATTATGTAATATCTGTAGGTGGGGATGATTTATATGAATCTTCTATTATATCTGATCCAGATGAAGTCAAGGCTTACTCTCCATATTTAAAATCTTTAGGAGGAAAAGGAATGCTGCAAGATGGCAGAAAGGTAAACCGATTGATTGTGGGAGATATTTATCCGCTAGGAATAGGTTTCACTTCTAACCCAGCTGCAGACGTAAAAGGTTTAGTTGCTGAAAACCGCAAAACCCAAGAGGAGAAGCCCAATAGAAACGAACCAATTGATAAGATCATTATTAAAAGCAAAAAAATTTCCCATTCTTCTGAAGAAAATGTACTAAACAAAGAACCCAATAATAATACTATTATGGATAAAGATCAAATAATTAACGAATTCCGAGCAGCTTTAGATGAAAAGCTTGGCAACCAAGATTTCTCTGAAGAAAGCGTCGCTAGCATTTCCAAAGTGTTTATCGAAGCTATTCGCGAGAAAGGCGAGCAGTATGTCGCCGATCTTGAAAAAGCTAAAGCTGAAAAAGAAGAGGCTGTTCAGGCTCAAAATTCTCTTCAAGAAAAAATGAATGAAGTAGAGAATCAACTTAACGCAACCAAAGAAAAACTTTCCGCTCTTGAAGAAGAAAATTCTGCCAGAGAGGCAGAAGTAAGATTCAATGCAAGAATGGAAGCTCTTAATGAAGTTTACGAACTTGACGAAGAGGATTCTAAAATTGTTGCATCTGAGCTTTCGGATCTCGACTCAACAGATGATAGCTTTGCAGCTTATCAAGAAAAATTGGCTAAAATTTGGAAGCATAAGAATAAAGAAGTTATCGCTGCCGAACAAAAAGCTTTTGAAGATAAAGTAGCTCAAGAAGTTCAAAAAAGACTTTCTGAAGCTCAAGCTGATACAGAAGAAACTTCAGAAGAGGTTGTTGAAGTATCTGAGGCGTCAAGCACTGAAGAAACTGACGAAACCGATGAGGTTTCTGAGGCTTTGGAAAATCTTGAAGTTGAAGAAGCTGCAGTTATAAACAATAATGAAAGTTCATCCGAAGGCGATTCTCTTAAAGAACGTTTCGCAAAAACTTTTAAACAATCAGTAAAAATTTCATACTAATACAGAAAGAAAAAAATTATGGCAAAAAGAATACTACCATACCGAGACTACAGTGAACATGACGTTGTCAATTTGTTCGCCCTCAATGTTAGCGGCAAAACTCTTTCGAGTTTTGTTTCTGGCGGAACTGGCGACTTTGACTCTGGCGTTGTTGTTTCTGTAAGCGCGGGAGCTCTACCTGGTGAGGTTTCCGAATTGCGTGCATCAACACCTGATAATCTTCGTGATTATTTAGGCGCTAGTTTTGATGGAGCGCATATTGGATTCAACGGATACCCCGCTAATACAGGTATGACTGTTGCTCCTGCTGCTGCTGGCGGTCGTGGACTTGGAATCACTCTTCGTGAGACCTTGGCTTTCGACGAGAATGGAGAAAAATTACTCTATTATAAACAAAAACTTGACGAAGCTCAAGCAGTTCTTCCAGGTCAAACAGTTCCTGTTTTGACTCGAGGACTAGTTCTTCTTGCTGCTAGCGCAATTGACGGAACTGCACCATCTGTTGGAGACGATCTTGAGATTAAATCTGGCGGTAAATTAGGAAAACAAAGTTCTGGCACAGTAGTAGGTTCTGTAATCGCTATTGGCGAAGAAAGCGATGATTCATCTGCAAAGAAATATCTCTGCAAAGTCAGCTTCTAAGAAAGGAATTAAAAAATAATGAAAATTACTTTAGAAAGAACACCCGAGCAAGTCGAGCTTATCAAAGCTATGGCTTCGAAAAACAGAGACGTTGCTTACGAAGCTCAAACTGCTTTGGCTGAATTTATTGGTCCAGTCTTGGCAGAAGTTGTTAATGCAGCCCCTACAGTGAGTAATATGTTTACTTCTCTTCAGTTCAATAGTGATGAAAGCCCAAGTATTCCCTTGGATCTCTATCATGACATCACTGATGAAGACTATATTCAAGTTTGGAGTCAATCAGTCGCTGGCGGACTTCCTACTAATCAAGTTGCACCTTCACAAAGCGAGCTTAAGTTCACAACTTATACTCTCGATAGTGCGTTGAGCTTCGATAAGCGTTATGCTTCTCGCTCAAGACTTGATGTTGTTAGTAAAACATTTACTCGCATGGCGCAAGAAGTCCTTCTTAAACAGGAAAAAACTTCTGCAACCATGATAATGACTGCATTAGCAAACGCCGAAACAAACGGAGAGAAACATGTTATCCGTTCTGCTCAAGCAAACCGTTTCTTGCTTTCAGATCTTAATAAGCTTTTCACA